ACTTCACCGGAGATGGTGTCGATACGAGCCGGCAGTAGATCGTTATTCGGGTCCCATTGCTGGGCAAACCGGAGGTTGTATCCCTCAAACGACTCTTGGGCCGTAAACTTCACCAATTGAGACAGATCCAGCATGGGAGGATTGGCGAAAACGATCGCATCCCGATACCAAGCCAGAGACTGCTTAACTGTAGCCCCCGAGACAGACGCTACCGGACCACCCATTACAGTGATCACAGCATTGGCCGCCGGAATAGAGTCTACGTTCTGATACGCTCCACCGTAGATAATACCCGGACTAATACTCACAGTGATGGCGCCCGACGTATCCGAAACGGTCGTATTAACCACGAACTGCTTAAGTCGGCCGAGAGAGATTTTCGATTCCGGATCAACGTCGTTGACATTCGCAATCGTAATCACATCACCCGCATTAAGGGTAGTAGCCCCTGAGTTCCAGCCCGAAGTTACCAGAGAAGTAGAGCTAATGAAAGCATTACCCGACCCACTGGACCCCTGACCACCACCGGAAACTACTGGAGTACTCGAAGCCACCACACCAATCGTGTGGGGAGGCATCTTAGTATTACGGAAAGCTACGAAACCCGCAACCTTATCCGCAATGACACCTTCCAGCCACTGATCCGAAATACTCGCCTCAGGATTAAAGAGTCCCTTATTATCAAGGATGAACTCATACGCTGCCTGGGGGTTCGCGGTCAAAGTCCTACGATCATCCTCAGGAGCCAAGGTTTCCGTTAGGAACCGCTCAGCCTGCAGGACAGTCTGGAAACTGACTGGAGTATTGTACGCGCCGACGAATTTGGGAACCTGATTCGTCAAAGCAGTAACATCAACTTCGAGAAGTGCAGCCACCTTAGCCATTGCAGGCTCAAGTACCTGTTCCTCAAAATTGTTCAACTGCATGGCTCGCTCAACGGAGGTGAAATTGATATCTACACCACGCTGATTAACCACATTAAGAGTCGCATACCGCTGAACCGAATTCTCGGCAGATATAGTAGCGCCCTTTCGTCCGACATACTGGAACGGCAACCGGACACTGAGCTGCTGACCGAGGATTACGCCCTGAATGGGTCCCGGCAGAAGACTCTGGTAGTCTCGATTGGTTCGCCCCGTCGCATTGGCCTTAGCGTGGAGAAGGACAAGAGCCTTCCTTGCCACCCACTGGGCCGTTAGGAGTGAATTACCTGACATATTTTATACCTTAAAATTATCGTCGCATCGCCTGTCTAAGTTTTAGCTTGGACTGTCGCTCTGCAACTTTCTTGCTCCTCTCATTCGCTACCCATTCTTCCATACTCATAATGGAGGCATCCTTTTGGATGACCCCTGAGCCAGAAGCTACAGGTTTCGGAGGAGGCGGAGCCTTTGTCACTGATACTGGCTTTAGGGCCGGTTTAGTGTTTTGGGACGGTTCTTTTTGCGTAGTGATAGAGCTTTCAATCTGCTCCTCAATCTTTCCAATTGCCTTAACTTGTCCATCTGAATCCAATCGTGCGATTCGAGCTGCCAAATCTGGGTTCTTAGCAAGGCGATATGCGATAGCAGGTCCGAAATCGGACTTGATTACTTCTTTCGCTGCCCGTTCTGCCAATCTAGGTAGAGCGGGATTTGAGATTACGGTATCGAAATCTGGCGTATCCTTACGGAATGCTGCTGTCTTTTGCTCGAAGGCTTGACGAATAGCTTGTTCGCTTTGGCGGGTTTCGAGCTGCTTAACAACTGATTCGACTCGTTTCTCAACTTGCTTATTGAGCCACTCGGTCTGCAATTTAGAAAGTTTAACAGGATCAAAATCTGCACTTTCTAGAGTTGGGGCTAGTTCCTCTGGTTCAGTCTTAGTGACTTGCGGAGTCACTTCTTGGGGAGCTTTACGCTGAGCTTCGACTTGACTTAATAGGTACTTACCGTATTCTCGGAGTGCATTTCGTTCTGCAACTAGTTCTTCAATACGCTCCTGCGCCCTACTCCGAGTCCTGCCGTCTGCGGGATCATTCTCGAGTTCCGGGTCTTTAGCGCCTTCAGGTATGGCGATTTCGGCAGCTACCGTCTCTGCCTCTGTTTCGGTAGTAGAACCGTCATTATCAGTGCCTTTTTCGGTAGGCTCCGTAACAGAACTAGCTATGGCGGCATCTAGTTCTGCGTCCGCCGTTTCAGCCTGCGGAGTGGCTTCGGGATTAATCACATCCTGAGGTGTTCGGGGTGCCCAAGGATCATGGTTCTCTACCTGGATCTGGGGCTTTGATTCATATACTGTAAGATCATCTCGACTAAACGACATTGCTATTTCCTTTTATATACGTAGATTTACGTTCTACGAAACGATTACTTGGATTTTGCTGGTGGCTTTTTAGGTTTAGCCGCTGCCAATTTCTTGGCTAATTCTATTTTCTGATCATTCAATTCAGATTGATGCTTCTTCTTCTGCTCATGCAGCTCTTGGGTACGAGCAACCTGCAATTGATGAGCTTGCTGGAGTCTTTGCTGGTCCGCTAAGTGAGCCTGATGCTGATGATTCAAATCCATACCATGCTGTTGTTTCTGCTGATGCAAGTCCTGCAAGCCTTGAACTTGATTCTGTGCTAGATCCGTTTGCGCAGATTGAGCGTTAGCTTGAGCAGCTTGAGTTTCCGCCTGAGCTGTGGCCTGTGCACTTCCAAGTTCGGCACCTGTCTTAAGGTTTGCGAGATGCTTACCGGCAACTTCATAGATCAATTTATTATTTTCAACAGGCAGATGCTGGGCTTTATTTTGCTGAATTATAGCGGAAGCTTGGTCTCGTTGAGTCAAAGCCTGCAATCTCTGAAGTTCCACAGCCTGCATCTGTTCCTGGGGATTGGGTTTCGGAGGAGGCATATTTTTAACTTCCTCCGCTGTAGGTTTAATAAGTCCTTGCTGAATTAGAGGAATACGCAACCTACGAGTCAATTCATCTGCATCTGGGAAATCGATATTCTTAGCTAAAAGATCCGGAGCTATTTGGGCAATCATGGGAATAGCTTCAGCCGCATCTATCATAGTTGCCAGAGCTTCTTGTCTAGCAGTCTGGTAATTAGGGCCGATATTTACTCGACAAGTATATTTACCTTTCTTAATATCATGAATAGGATCTCCTCCCTGAGGATCTTGAGCATTGATTGTAACCATTTTCTCAATTTCATCGTTACCTACAATTCGAATCACTCGCTGAGCATCGTATATGGTAGGAATCATATCGATACCAATCTCCCAGGTTAGTTGGAGGGCATCCCCGAATCCGTCTATGAACTCAAAGCTACCGAGATCCGATCTACGGTTATGCTGAACCAGAGCCTTACCTGATACTCGATTCATATCCTCGGCGTTACCTAGCGCGGGATCGAAATACCCCGTAGTAGCTTGAATATCTTGTGCTGCCTGTTGCGCAAGGGCTATAGAGCCTTGGGGCATATCAATAGGCTGATTACGGAAAGGCATAGCTTCCGGAGCCTTAGGGTCTGCGTTATACGGCAGATAGGGGCGGGAAGCTGTATTACTCTGAGCCCATTCCTGTTCATATCCCTTAATCATATTTTCGGTTACGAGATAAGGGGCTTTAGGTATGAGAGCTGATCGCTCTATCATATCGCAGACGCGGCTATTATACGTCCGCTGTGCGTCCTTCGCGTGACGGATTAATGATTGAAGCTTCTTTCGACCTTCAATATTAATATACCTTCCTGGCACACGCACAACCGGAATTCTGTTCCAATCATAGTAAATAGGGCCTTCCAAAAGCTGCCCACCATCTACTTTACACCACATTACTCGCCATTTGAGAACTTTACGAGTACGGACAACTCTTCGGGCTTCAGGATGCTTCAGTCCTGCAGCTTCATAGTTCTTCTCAGCTTCCTTGTTCTCAGCCGTGTAATCCTCTACTTCTCCGGTAGAGTACAAAGCAATTTCCTTCTCAAAAGGAACACGTTCCATGTACTCGACTACCCGAACCTCTTTATCCGTGAACCATCCGTAAGAATCTCTCGAGATATTAAAACTAGTTTCAGTCTCAGCATCTGGGAAGAGAGCCCTATATTTCTCTTTAGAAACTCGCTCTCCTATGAGACACCACATCGCATCACCACAGCAAGCATCGGAACATTCGGGGTCCCAGACTACCGTCTGAGGATTGGGGATATCCTTAATGCGAAGGACTTGATCAAAAGAATCATCGGACGCATATTCCGGCATTAATCGCCAAGCGCCAAATCCTCCGGCAACAGCGAATTTGTACTGATTTTTATAAATCGGATCTGCTCTGGACTCATCTTCAATGCTTCGCATAAGTCCAGCAAGTACATCTGCTGTGGCCTCGTCAGCTTGCTCATTTGCTGGACGCACCTTTCCCGCAGGCCGAGTCTGTCGCATATCGGCAACCACAATATTGACTGGGCCAATGACTCTATTGAAGGTATAGTTTGGTTTACCACGACGAGCCTCTAGAACTACTGGGTCCCATTGGCCCATAGCCTCAGAATTGTAGACGAAATTAAGGTCCTCAGAATGCATTCTCCGATTCTCCTCGAAGGCACCAACCCCATCATCGTAACGCTGCCGTACACGACTTAGAAGCTGTTCTTTATCTAGAACTTCATAATCATCCGTATCAATTACAGCTTCCCCAGGTTTAACTGGAGCTAAATTCGGGGGAGTTTTATCGGGACCTTGAGACATATTAATTTAAAACTTCGTTAACCCAGGCATCCGCCATTTTCTTAGTTACTTTTTGTTTATCTAATCCGTGGTTAAAATCATAATTTAGCCAAGAAGTAAAACATAAGGCATATTCCGGAGTAACTCCGTTTTTACGACACCACTCATCATGAGTCATCGTAACAAATACTTCATCGGGATGGCGGAGTCTCTTTAAAGCACTTTTAATAAGAGAATCCATTATGTAGGAAGCTCTTCTATAGTAACCCTCTGGTTACCCCCAACCCACACATCCACAAAGTCCCCTGGTTTAACAAAGGCATCTACGGCAGCTTTCCATACTTTCTTGTGAGTCTTAGGATCAATCTCCGAAGTTTCCGGAGTGACCTTAAGCTGATTAATCTGATTTGTATTTTTAACTATAATATTTGTAGGCATTTTTACTTCTCTGCTTGTGCACCAATCGAAATGATCGTAATCTGAACAATCGCAAACTAAACAAATAGAGTCCATCAGCCAGACCAGAACGTAGGGGGACTCCACGCGAACCATTGACCATTAATAGTTCCTGGATCTGCTTTAGCTCTCTCAATTCCACTCATTACGAGATAGCGCAAAGAATCCATTAAGTGATCATTCTTCTTTACTACTTGCCCTTTCTCGTCTCGGCGATATAGTCGGTATTCGCTTATAGTATTCGTGCATCCTTTGAATATCTTAAGCCTTCCTTGACTCAGCATCTCCCAGACTTGGTAGATACCCGCTTCCCGAGCATTTTCTGCGATATCAATATCGAGACCTAAACCCTGGTATAAATCGAGTAGACGAGTCCCATCTGTCTGCATACGGCCTCGTGAAGCCGGATCAATGACTCCCGGTACCCACTTCCCACGTTGAAGAATGGCTGCTGCATGAACTGAAGGTTCGGCTTGTCCACGATAATACTCATCATATATGAACAGCGTACTGGTTTCTCTGTCATAAGCACCCCAAAGAGCAGCAGTCCGATTCCACCCTACGTCCATTCCGAAACAACGAACCCAATGTTTCGGAAGTTCGAATCCAGTCGTAACGATGTCGGATTCAGGGACTTGGTATATAGCCCCAGAGCCAAGTTGAGGAACTCCCTTCGTACGGGAATCTCTCTGCCACGCCGGGATACTGTCGAGGATGGCCTTTTTAAGGTCTTCTGGTAAGTGCGGTACATCGGACCAGTCTACGAATACGCAACATTTACTCATTACTGACAGGCGGTCCGTAACTAGCTATTTTTAAACCAGCCATAATCCCATCATTATAGCCTTCAAGTCTACCTCTCTCTTTAGCCTCTAATTCCCTGAGGTCAGCTGCACAATCCATTACTCCGTGCCAGTCTCTACGAAATAGCTTTCCGTTAAGATCCATTTCTATAGCTTTAATTTGTTCTTGGTGAGTCATCAATTCAATTTCTTTGCGAAGTCTTCGGGGGCGGGCATATATTCCGGCATGAATGCCAACATCAAATCGGTGAGACCCATAAGAGGAGTAGCTGTGACGTAGATAATTCCATTGACAGTGAGGGTACGAAGCAAGCACTCTGTGTAGATATCCATTGGGCACTCTTCGTCCAGATGAATGATGTGTTGGCTGGTTCCTTGGAAGACTTCTCGACCCTGATCGTACGATTTGAATTGGATATTGCTAAGTCCACCAGATACGTGTTTAACGTAAACTGATTCGATAGCGTCGGAGAGGCCGTGCTTCGAAGTGTACCTATGTATAAGCTCTCCGGGGATAAGTCCTGTTCCGTATTGTTCGATATTGCCATAAGGTCCAATGAGAATAGTCTGCATGATATCCCGAACATTCTTGGCCGTATCTCCGGCTGTCCAGGCCATTACAGGTTCATTAAACGTCTTCCCTTCCCACCACGCCGGGTACAGTCCCGTTAAATGCAGGGTCATCTCATACCCTCCTGCGAAACTTTTCCCGGATCTGTTTCCTCCCGCCAGTAACCTCTCATTATGGATTGATCCTAGCTGGAAAAACTGCATCTGTTTCTTATAATCTGCCCTAACTTCCGGTGTTGAGAAGAATTGGTCCATCTTCCGACGACTTTTTCTCCGATCCATCTCTTCCAGAAGGTCCAGAAGCTGTAATTGCTCGTGCTTCGGTAACTTCGACGCATTCGATTTCAAGAGATTCAGGTCGGAGCTTGTTAAGGAGCCTAAAGAGGCGGGCATTGAGTTGTCTGTCATCTAATTTTTCCGAGACATTCATGTCTACCTTAATATTGTCCCGATATTCTGGCTTTTTTACACTAAGAATCTTAGTTAATAGCTTATCGTTTCCAGCCAAGGCAAGTTGTATAGCCCGCTCTTCGAGCGCAAGATGCGCCAATGGGTCGGCTTCTTTGAGACGTTCGGCAAATACTGCATTTCTTGCAATTTCTTGAAAATATTCGAAAGGGGTAACGCCGATAGAGTCTCTAGCTGTAGCCAAATCACCAGTATTGATATAAACTTCGATAATCTTGTCATACTTCTCATTAGTCCAGATAAATCCTTCTGAGCTATTTACCTTCTTGATACCCAATCTGTCTTCTAGAGCTTCGTATGCCTTTCTAAACGGCTCTGAGTAGGAGATTCTGCTTTCTACTTTAGATTCTACGGTACCGGCGGATTCACAAGCTGCCTTAAAATCTTTATGATA